AGCGATACGGTGCCAGTCCATAGAATACACATTCGTACCTACGGCAATTTCATTGTCGATGCGATTAGTCATAATCATATTCGCAAAGGCCATGAAATACATACGGAAAGCAATGACATAATGCATAGGGGCTGCTTCGAAAACTCGCGTCTTCATAGCATCCACCTTTGCTTTAGGTCGGCGTTCGTCCTTTAGAGTAGCCACGAAGATAACATCTCCTCTCTTAGCCTGTTTGCAACTTTCGATCAAAGTTTGAACATCTTCTTTTACTTCATCATCAATAATATACTCCTCATCGCTACCCAACCAATGTTGTTTGCCCTTTGCAGGGTTTTCAAGATTGAATGGGTAACCAGGAGAAGTAGTACGGTTGATGGGAGCAATAAATTGTTCACCTTCGATGCCTTCAACACCTTCTTGCATGTTTAGTACACGTCTTATATCACTATCCTTAAAGATAACCTTCTTCAGATCATCTTTAATGACTTTGACATACTCGTCGTCTAACCACACTTGTTCCTTGGTCACTTTACTGATGCCTTTGATTTTTGGGTCGATCAACACTCCATCTACTTCTTTTGGTCGTAGATGAGCTGGTTTGGTTGTCGTTTCCATTACACGGTTGTGTATCAAAGACGGGTTCAGTTGAGATTTAGACGGGGCGCTAGGTACCTTTTTCATTTCACCAATGTGTTCTATGTCACCGGGGATGACAGTAGAAGCACCGGCTTGTGCGTAGGGTAAGCGTCCATCAATTTTACTCATGATACCAAAGTTCTTTAGATTGTGCTTTAGGAATTGTTGCGAGACAGGATAGATAAAAGAGTATCCAAGTTGAGGATTACCGGCCACGTGCAGTCCAACTAGTTTTGAATTGAAAGTTTTACCTTCCAACGCTACTAGTGAACCACATAGTCCTGATCCGTTCCATATGTTCGTAGAGATGTAAGAGTTTACTGTCACTATTTCACCTTTGAGAGATGTGTACTCAAGAGTACTATCCACAAAGTTGAAATCAGATGACTTATTCTCTTTCACCACCACAAAGTTTTTGGTGGGGTTCAAGACCAACGAAGATCTTATGATAGCTGTTGCTTCTTTATTCAGAAATTGAAAATTGTTCGCGCAAAGGAACTTATTCGTAATATCTGGGAAGGCAGCAACACACTTAGGAAGTTCGACCATAGCAAGATCAACAGGGTTACCC